ATTGTATTTGGTTTCTAGAATCCAATCAGACTTCTCACTAAAGGTTAAAACTTTAATTTGACTTAGTGGTGCTACATTATCGATAGGGTTTAGTACTTCAACTAAGCCCCAATCTCTTAAAAGATTGGTTATGGTGTTTCTTCGAGCGATATCATTACTGGACAAATTTGTTTTCTTTCCGTCTAAAGCAAATAGCTCTTTAAAATGCACAATATAATATCGCCCCTGTTTATGCAGTATGTGACAGGACTGATAAAGTTTTCTTTCCTTTCTGGAAGCTACACCAATACGGGAAAGAGTTTCCCGTACTTTTAAAAAATCATCAGGTTCTTTAAGCGACACTTCAAGCATTTGCTCCTGTGTCCAATTAATTTCTTCCATCTCTTCCACCTTTATACAATCTCTTTTTTATAGCGGAAATTTGTTCATCACTTAATATGTCAAGAGCAATTTTAGCTTTTTCGTTGTTATATCCATAAAACTCTTTAACATACTCTAGATTCTTCAATTTCTTCGCCTTCAGCCAAGGTGCGTATCTTTTCCTTGGTCTTAGACTATTTATCAAAAAATCAAACTGCATTTTCTTGTCTAGGTGGTGCAATTGATTAATTTCGTTAACCAACATAAGGGTATCTTCAAAGGGAGCTACACATTTATTGATGATAAATGGAGCAAATTTCTTTTCCCACAACTCATCTTCAGAATCTAATAGAGGTTCTTTAGTATGGTTTATTGCATTAAGATAATCCTTGAGTTCATACATTATGAAACAATACACTTAAAGACAACAATAGTTCTTAGTTCATAACAGTGTCGAGAAATAGGAGCGGCTCCATGTGGATGAACACCACCATGAAAGGCAACCATTCGATTCCCTTTGTATTTGCTTTGCCCTTCTATCTCTAAGGTATCTTTATTGTAAATAATTGTACCGCCGCCCCACTCTGCTTTCCAATCAAGCCTTGGGTAGTAAACAAAGGTATACCTTTGTTCTGCTGGTATCGGGGAATCCGAATCATCATAGTGAAGATGAGTTTCTAAACCAAAAGTTTGGCCATTGCAATAAATTCTTTCATATCCAGTAATACCATATTTGGACTTGAAATCTAACTTGTTTGTAGCATAGTTAAAAATACTATCAGCCCATTCATAACCACCAGCAACACATTCTTCGCTGTTGTGGCCTAAAAGATTGTGCCAATGTAGATTTGGTTTATTTGTTGCAGATTTATAATCATATTTCCACGTTAGGTTTCTAACTTCATTATCAACCAACATTGCGTTGTGATTTTCTAATATATTATCATAAATATCAATTTTCATTTAAACTTCCCCCTAGCCATAATCTCTGTTAAACACGCTAACATATTTATCTCTTGATCAGAAACGAAAGCTGATTTATACTGATATTCCCCCAGAATTACGACAAGATGGGGTATGCTACTGCCATCAACATAATCGTAAAGGCTGTCGTATAAACGACGAAACAACTTAGTTGAGTCATTATCTAAATTATCGACTACCCATTTCCTGACATTTGTAAACTCCTTGTTTTTCATGCAATGTATCAACTCCTTGATATTAACCTCAGCTATATCAACAAGAATGCCAGCATCAATAGTTCCCGATACAGAATATCGTTGCAGTTCATTTAAAACTCTTCGCCAATCGGGGAAGAATTTATTGATAACTTCAGCTACCACCCGCTTGTCGTAGTTTACTTTACATTCGTCCAAAATCGAAATAGTGCGATCCATGAACTCTGCGGCAAGTTTTTGTTTTTCTTTTGCTGGAATATTAAAATCAATTACACTACAACGTGATTGTAGAGCTGGGATAATTCGGTTCTTGTAATTACAAGTCAGAATAAACCCACAGTTCTTATAAAACTCTTCAATGAACCCACGCAAGGCTGGTTGTGTTGATTGTGGATTTAGATAATCTGCCTCATCCAAAATAATATATTTGCGGCCACCATGTAGAGACACAGTGGAAGCGAAATTTTTAATTTTGGTTCTCAGAACATCTATACCAGACTCTTCCGAGCCATTTATCATCATATAGGTGTTGCCAAGTTCCTCTAACAGAGCCTTTGCTGCTGTTGTTTTACCAACGCCAGGGGCGCCAGAAAAAATTAAATTGGGAAGTTGACCTTCACAAACAAAATCGTTTAGAGTATTTTTTAAGACATTGGGCAGAACACATGAATCTACATTTTTTGGTCGATATAGTTCAACCCACAAAAATGTATCATTCATCTGGGTATGTAGACTCCGGCTCTAATGCAATGAAATATTGTACAGGCACTTTTGTGTTTGTAAAATGGCTGATCTTCTTTGACGATACGTTCACAGCATATGTGCCAGGAATAAGTTTCAAATTTTCAACTTTAAACCAGAACTTATAAGGCACATCCTCGACATTTTCACCAACAGGAACATGAACTTTGAAATCATTCGCTGTATCATTTTTCTTATCAGTCACCTTAATAATAGCATTGCCCTTATTCAAACCTTCTAGAACCATATCAGGAGCTCCAATAATAGCAGCAGCCTTAGTTACCTCTGAAAGAGTACCAGATGTAAAATTGAATTCAACCTCTGGATTGGGCATAGAAATATCATTTCTGGGACTTGTTACTACAGAGGGATCAGAATACCAATACTGCAAGGCTCTACGAGAATCACCATTTTCGGTGATAACAACAAAGTCTTCTTTGAAATCCAGATCAACAGTTGTGAAAATAGACAATGCAGCTAAAAACTCGTTTAAGTCATAAATTGCAAAGTCTTGTGGGAATTTTTCTTCTACTTCAGCAGAAGCTACAATATTTTTCATAGCAGACATGGTAGAGATTTTCTTACCAGCCTTAATCACAAGGTTTTGGTTAATTGTTGAAAAATTCTTCAATACCAAAACCGTTTCATTACTAAGTTTCATTTTTTCTCCAAATCGTTAATATGTAAAGCAATAATACCATAATGAAGCAACTTAAGCAAGTCACTTCTGTTCTTATCTCCCTTTCTGCCGTATCGTTGAGCATACTTGAGTATGTTGCCGATACAAAACCCTTCGCCATGACCACCATCTATGATGAACTCTGTAGCTTGATATTTGTTTTTGCTATAGTGTTCATCATATGTGGAGTCAATATAATCCTTTAACTCAGCAAGAGCTGTGTCTTCAGAATACTTGTAAGGTTTAGTCATCTTTTGAAATGAGTTTATCTGAAAGAGTAGATTTTGTTTCCAAATACTGAGTAAATTCACGTTCAGACATCAATTTACGCATTTCTGTATCTGAATCATGGACATTCCAGTTAATAGCCAAAGTTCTGCGTTCACCTTCACCAAAGAAAGGTATTACTTGATGTTTCAGCCATTGTGGAAATACACACATGGTTCCTACCATCGGTTTAATATATTCTTCAGTTTGCGGTTTCAACATCATAATATCTCGGCGACTGTTCAATCCCCACACTAAATGAGTAAATCCGTCAATACCGCCGCCAGAATCCTTTATCTGTGGATTAACTTCAGGCAATTCCTCAATACAAGGAGGCACTTTCAAATACAAATAAGCAGAAATCCCGGCTGGTGTTTGTACACCATGATCATGGAAAGGATTATAATCACCAGCATACGCATGGTTTGTCCAAGCCTGGAAACAATCTGCTCGAGCATCCCGGTCATAACCTGATTTAAGGTAAGTAGTACCGATTTGATCCAAAATTGTCTTGAGTTGTTTACCAGTTTCAGAGGTGAGATCAAAATTTAACTGGGCAGATTTTTCGTTTTGTTTAAACTGACCAACAAGGCCTTCACCATAATTTTCATTGGCTGGAATAACAACATCATCGATATGAGCATTGAGTTCATCAATAATCTCCATCGGCCATTCAATCCGGCCTAAAACCCAACTTTTAATTGGCCGAAGAGCATAACGCAAACCATGATTGTCCTCTTCCATTGCAGCTTCTTCATCTGCAAGTTCCTGAGCAAAGGTTAGTGCTTCATCGGCTGCTTCACTTGCACCGTCAGAAGTATAGACCGTTTCGCTACTACTCTTAGGCACATGTTTTTCTTTAGGTACAGCTTTTCCTTCCTCAAATTTTACGCCATATCTTGGGGCATTTGCTGGTCGAGATGCAACATTTCCATCTCTATCTTCAGGCGGCCCTTCGCCTTGGTTTAAATCTTCTTCTGCAACTTGACCGTCCAAACCTTCTTCGGCTTGTGAGGGGTCAACATCAAACATTCGAATTCCCATAAGAATCTCCTTATCAATTTTATTCTATTTTATAGAAAAGGGAGCTGAAAGTCAACCCCCTTTTCTCATAATATACAAGAGAATTTATTTGACTGTAATAAGTCGAGGCTTCTTCTCTTCTGGAACAACACGCTCGAGGTCAATCGAGAGCATGCCATTCTCAAGTTTCGCATCTTTGACAATAATATCATCGGCAAGAGTAAACTTGCGCTCAAATCTCCGATACGAAATTCCACGATATAATGTAGAATCGTCCTCACTATTTTCCTTTACGGATTTTACAGTGAGAGTCCCATCAGCAACTTCAACTTCGATATCTTTTTTACCGAAGCCAGCCAGTGCCATTTCAATAACAAAATTGTATTCACCATCCTTTCGGATATTATAAGGCGGAAACCCTGTAGAAGTTGCGTTGTTAGCAACGTAAGTGTTGAGTTGATCGAATACACGATCAAACCCGACTGCATACGGGGTTAGTTGGTTGAAATTGTCGAGAAGACTTAGTGCTTTGCTAGTAACCATGTTTTTTATCTCCTTTACTAAGCAAGATTATGTTATGCACCCCTATAAGGCGGTGCGATTAAATGTGCGTTTTTTTAGTCAAATTTGACTGCATTTTTACAGTAAAAACGTACCAAAAACTCTGTATTGTTATTATTATTATACTACTATATAGGTCGGTAAGTCAACGCCCTTTTAGTTTTTTTTTAAAATTTAATTAGCAGTAACAGTCCTAACCTTTGCGTCAGAACATTCTCCGTTAAGAATTCTAGAAACAGAAACCCATCCACGGCAAGTGATACTATCACTTATGAAGAATTTTCTGTTGCGAGAGATGCCTGGAAATTTCTTATCGAAATCATCCAAGGGAACTGTTTCAACAGGCCTCCAAGAATTATCCATAACAACTCTAGGACCGTTATCAAGACACTTTCCAAACTTATTACGATATGTGCAACGTACAGTAGGTTCATAAACAGGGGATGTTGAAGTTTTGCGATTTGTTCTACGCAAACCTGATAGAATCTGATCAACATTTGAGGTTGGGCCGACTGTGATACCTGTACCTATCATAGATTTAGCAAGTTTATAATCTTCACAACTAAATTTAGGTGGATTGGACAAAACTAGTGTACCCGGCCGGACATCATCCGAACAAGTAATAGTGATAGATTTTGGTGCCGGAATTGTCGCCGTTTTATCCTCAGCCATTGCGGGTGAAGACAGTAAAGTTGTTGCAAATGCAACCGTCAAAAACTTATTCATAATTGCTCCTCTTATAAGTTAATATATACATTCTACTACAATCCCCAAGATTAATCAAGTCCCTTTTGTTTTTTTTGCTTGACATTTTGATCCTTTCTGCTTTTTAAGCGTTACATGACTAAGGGGAAGGTAATCTTTTATTAATATTTAAAGACAATATATTTTGTCTTCTAATTCAATTCTGTTATATATATCGGACTTACTTATTACTGGAAACTCATTAGAAGTATCTGTGAATTTATTATATGTTTCTAAACACTGTAAAAAGTTTGTCACTTTTCTGACCTTATCGTGTAAAGTGGACATTTTAATAGGCATACCATTAAATAACTTTCCCTCTTGTATAAGTCTTTTTTGATACTCTATTAAATTGTCTGAGTATATTAAATTTTTGTTGTATATTAAACTAAGTTTATACAACATGACACTATATTCCTGTAAACTAATACCAAAATCGTCCTTTATAGAATAATCAAGACCTGTTAAATTAGAAACAATTAAATCTATATCGTTATGAATATCATCATAATTTATAGCCATCGCATTGGGAAAATTATCTTTAACCCAATACAAATACCTATTATATTGGTGCAATTTTCTTTTCATAAAATTTAAATTTATATCATAAGTAACATCTTCACCATGACTCTTTATACGTTCTTCTATAGAGTATACATTTAACTTGCCAGTCTCCTTTCTTATACTCCAACTAAGAGAATACTCGAATGGATCACGGACGCAATATATTATTTTGTCAAACACACTCTTACATTTCTTATAGAATGGTTTATAATCTTCTTTCTGATTACGTTGTAAAATATCAATTGATATTGGTCTACTTCTAATTCCTTGTGGGGGATTAAAAAATTCTCCACTTAATCTTTTTTCAATATGATATTGAGCAACCCTAGATACTAATTGACCTTGGTTTGCATCAAGCATATCACAAATTTCTTCAAGACTTTGTTTATAACCTTTAAATTTTTTATACAAATTTCCATTATGATCTAAATCTACTCCATTTAAAAGTTCATGAGTGTTATAGTATTCCTTACCACTTGAATTTAGATATACAGCAAGAGCTCGTTGTAGATATGTACTACCTACACCATCAGGAGTTAAAATCAGAAAGTTCATAAAAATACTCTGCAACCATTTTATTTTAGTAAATCCCCCGCCTTTCGACGGGGGCCAGGGAAGGACATTATTTTTTAAAAGGGGTCATCTTCATCCTTGAAGTCCGAAACATCCAAATCCTTGGTTGTTTCTTCTTCCAAAATACCAGCATCAATTTTGGTGTAGAGGTCAAGGAAAGATTCCTTAGTATCATCATCAAACCGTGCAACACACAACTCAATTGCTTCCATCTTATCACCAAAAATGGCGAACGCTTTTACAATGTGGTCTAACCGGCGAGTTGAGATAACTTCATCAACACCATCATCATAGAAGGTTTTCCGAATTACATCAGACCAAGTAACCAAGTTAGTTGCAAACTCATCATCCACAGAACCATATTTTTCCATTGAACCAAGAACAATTTTCTTCTCAGTAGCAGTGGTAGGATAGGGCTGTTCAAGAGTAACACCAAACCGTTCTAGGAACGCTTCGTTAAGAATGTTGGTTCCGATAAAGCGTCCATCTTCTGAACCTTTACCTTTTGTGTTGGCAGTCGCCATCACGTTAAAACCAGGCGCAGGCGTAATCCACTTGAGTAGTTTCTTGAGATAAACACCTTTACCTTCAAGGACGGGCTGCAATGCGAGTAATTTGTTAGAACCTAAATCACACTCATCAAGTAACAGAGTGCAACCTCGTTCCATCGCCTCAATAACAGGGCCGGGAACAAACTTGGTTTCACCGTTAATAAGTCGGAAGCCACCAAGCAAATCATCTTCATCAGTTTCGATAGTGACGTTCACCCGAATAAGTTCCTTTTTAAGTTTGGCATGAACTTCTTCAACCATCAAGGTTTTACCATTACCAGAAAGGCCAGTAATAAAGATGGGATAGAACAAACCAGACTTGACAATTTTTTCTATTTTAGAGAAATGACCCCAAGCAACAAACCCCTTAAATGGGGAAGGAACCAAATTTTCCTTTTCCATATTAGTTGCAATCAGATTAAGTATAGTAGTTTCCCCCTCAACAGCAGATGGGGTAGTCAGATCAGTTGGGGTAGGAGCTTCATTTTCATTAGGCAACAAGTAAGCATTATAACCTACATTGCAAGTTTTACGAAACCAAGACGGGAAAGGAACTTTCGCTTTTGCCGCAGCTTCTTTTGTCATAGCTTTAGTAAGTGTTGCACCAACACCAAACATTTCAGCGGCGGTATCAACAAACAGTTTTTTTCTTGGGGATAAATACATATTGACCTCTTCAATTATCCTTTAAAATTTTCATCATAATATAGGCTACCACAAATCGGAACCCTTGTCAAGCGTTATTTTAACTATGTAACCAATTTTATGAACTTATTTAAGAGAGGCCGACTGACGATTTTACCTTTCATGGACTTACCGAAAGCGGTTTTCAATTTCGCTTTCGAAGCTCCAATCAGGTCATCACTCAAACCTACACTTTCTACACAAAGATTATTTCCACCAGGCAGAACGTAATATTCATCATAACCGCACTGCGTAATTGCAAGATACTTATTCTTGTTAATAAACTTAACCTTTTCCATAATGGCATCATTAGAATCACCAGGGCACAAACTGTAAAGAGAACGTTTATCAACCCGGCCGGTTCGACCAGAACCAGCGATAAAGAACCCAACCACATTCTGATTCCCAACCTGATTTTTCAAGATACTAAGTAATTCGTTTGTCATAGAACTAGAATTAATTTCATACGTTTTATTGTTAAGGTCAGTAATTACAACATCTTTCTTACCAAACCTATTCCAAGGAAACTTCTTTTTAGTTTTATTATAGTTGCCTTTGTCGGGGCCGGTAGTCACCAAACAATAATCATAAACCCCTTTTAGACCACTAGACTCACCATCAGTCAAGAAAATCGTATTTACTTTCTGAACACCAGTATCGGATTTAAATTTAGGAACAATTTTCATCATGGCAATAATTGCTTCATTTAATGGTGTTCCACCCAAAGTATAGGCATCATGTGGAGCGAGGGGATATGCATCATAATAATAATCACGGCGATTAAAACGATTAGTGTACATCCACATAGAGTGCATCATTTCCATTTCTTCTTTTATAGTCATATTACTAGAGAAGAAGTTTAACAAACTAAAGGGTTTAAGAGCAATATCACCATATTTAAACTCATTCTGCCAAGGGAAAAAACCTTCTGGTAGAATCCCTTTACGGGGATATATATCAGAAAATGCAAAGACTTCAAAAGGAATTTTAACCTTGCGGCAGAACCAAATCAGATTAAATAACTGAGCACAAGTACCGGCTAAATTCTGATACATTGAACCAGACCAATCCAAAACCATAACCATACCGTGATTAGTAGCACCAGGCAGGACCGTAACCTTCTTAAACAGGTCTTCATTGTATTTGTAAGTATGAAGTTTGGCCATATTCAAAGAACCAGTTTTAGAAACAGCAGCACGAGCATACAGGTCAGCAGATTTTTTCATCTCAAATTCTTTAACCATATATGCAACAGTCTTTTTTGAATCTTTTTTGAGTTCTTCCAATTTTTCAAGAGTTTCAGAAAAATAACAATCTTCTGAATTTTCTGCATATTTACCATAAAACTCTTTTATGCAAGTTTTATAGTCAACAATGTGATTATTCATATTAATTTCTGGAATATTTGCATAAAGACGTTCTTCAGCATTTTTATCTCGCAATTCATCTAATGCATCAGTTGATGCAGTATCGGTAGTTGCTTTAGGAACATTATCGTCATTTTCTGAGCTTTCTCCACCTACCGTGGAGTCTCCTTCGGATTTATCGGTATCGTCATCTAACTCATTACCATCATCCATGTCACCATTATTATCGGCGTTATCACTATCCAGGTTATCACCAAACACAGACTCAATAGTATCAGTTTCATCATCTTTTTCTCCAACTTCACCAGACTCATCAGGATTATCCATCGGCTCTGTCTTAGGTGAATTTTCTTTCATATATTTGTAAAGTTCTTCAGCAAGTTTAAGAACGTCATCAGGGGTTTTGGTATTCGCAACTTTTTTAACCCAAACTTTTTCTTCTTTAGAGAAAGTAACATCACTGTTACCCTTAAAAAAGACATTAATTTTATCAATCAGATTAAGATCATTAACGTCATTATCATCAATTCCAAAGAAATTTTTGGAAATTAAATCATTATATCCACGTTTGAAAACACCAACTGAGCCGGGATACTTATTTTTTACTTTTTTCTCAATCCGAGCATCTTCAAGAATATTCACAAAAGAGTGATTAATTTTCCGTAATGCAGCACTCTCCAACATATCCAGCGGAGTCCACAATGCATGACCAATCTCATGGCAAACCATAAGGTCATAAATGTCTTTGGTCATTTCCTCATCTTTCCAGATGGGAAGACCTAATTCACGTTTTTTAGCATCAAAATATGCAGTAGACATCTGTTTATGGACTACATTAACATCCTCTTCAGAGAGAAGTTTTGCAAGTGTTGATTTATTTTTCATCATAGTTATAGGCTACCACATTCAACAGGGTTTGTCAAGCAGAAAATTTCACTCGTTTCAGAACAGTACTCTTCCATCCCTTGAAAATATCATGTTTTTTGACAGTACCAGAGATGGAAATCTTATCACCAATTTCTGGTTCTGCATTGTAACCAGAGTAGAAAGTGGTAAATGTGTTACCATCAGTATCGACCATCCGAACCAACAAGGTAGAACCATAAAAACCATTAACCATTTTAGAACCAATAACTTCAACGTCAGCAGAAATCTTATCACCAATTTCACCAACAAACTCTGAAACCTTTTTCTTGATTTTCATTTCTGCCTTTTTCTCTAAAGAACGAGTGTATGCAGGAATGGCCGAAGCGATAAAGGGGATGTACCGCATATCAACTTCATCTAAGCTGAAGAAATTCTTCATGTTATAGACATAATCATTATCACCAAACATATCGTTTTTCACAAAATCGATAACCTTGGGAACAATTTCTTTATCCTTTTCGGTCAGAACCAATTCTTTTTCATTTTTTCCAAGACGCCGTAATCCCATTTTAAGAGCGACTATAGATTCTATTTTCCAAGAAGTAGGAGATACTGAAGCCTCTGGGTCATTTTCCAAAATTTTCTTTACAGCGGTTCCAGACATCCAACCGTCTTCCCGAATTACTGCGTTAGTAACCATCAGGATTAATTCAAGATCAGCAGTGGGCCGGAATTTCATATTCCGACTACGGTCTACTTCATCAAATTCACCACCTTTAAGCATGTCATCAACATACTTAAAGTAGTTAACAACCCACTCAATATTAACAGTGGGGAAAAAGTCTTTCAAGCAAGACCGTCCAATTTCCATGAATTTTCCATCCTTGGAAATCACAAAGGTATCTTTCCGATACCGAGCAGTTTTGCAGTGGTCGCAAGAACCTTTGGACTTGCGGAATTTAGTGGGAATTTCCATATCAGGAGCTGCGAGAACGGTAACGAACTCACCAACACCATCATGGGTCAATTTACCAATGAATTCCCAACCATTAATCTTGGGAACTTCACCCTTAACGGTAACATCAATCATAGATGTTTTTACAGGAACCTCATCCACTTTGGACTTGGATTCGACAACATAAGTGTCGGAAATCTCATAAGTGAGAAGACCATCTAAACCCTTCTTGGTCGCCCGTTTAAGGATTTTGTCCAGTTTTTTAGAAACCATACCTCTATACCCTGCATTGAGGGTAGTGGTAAAATCAAGTACTTTTTCTGTATTTCTCATCATATCTTAAGCTAACACATTCAAGAGGGTTTGTCAAGCAAAAAAATACATTTATTAGAATAAATTTACGAAAAAGTGATATTTTTTGTCACTTCTCTTGCCTACTATCACGGCGGCCGGTGTTTGTCAAGCTCATTTGCATCCCCATGCGTCAATGACTCTAAAAGCGCTGTCGAGCATCGAATCACAAACCTAAAGAAGTAAAACAACAGCATCACGGGCAACAATAGAGATAGGCAAATCACAGCGAACATCAATACACATGCACCCATAATGAACAGCAGCGCTGCGTCTGCTACCTGATTTAGAGTGTGTACGAAAATTCCATGGCGGGTCGGCATAAATTACTCCATAATTATTTGTTGGAAGAGTCTCCAATTAAACTACTCCACTTCTTTAATTTATTACGTTTAATATTTACTCTTTTCTCTATAGACTTCCACGATACCAAATCAAACTCTTGCAGTAGTTCTACCATACATTGGACATCCCCTGCTTCTTCTACAAGATTCTCTAAAACATTTTCTGATAGGGGGTTTCTTATCATTTTAGAACATGCTTGAATCAATTCGCCGCATTCTTCCATAGTTATTACTAAAAGTTCTTCAATTGGGTCTTTCATAAGACATCCCTCGGCTTAATGGTTCGTGAAATTTCTGAGTCATTATATTCTTCCATAAAATGTAGTTTCTGTTTCTTTATCTTCAAAAAGATACCAAGCACAATTGTCTTTGCCCGTCATGTTGCCAAACCAACTAATTCGGCCAACACTGACGATCTTGGAACATTTATTTATATAAGGTGTTGATTGTTTAGTATGCATCCAATCAGCATCAAATAATAACCAAGTAGGAAGTTGATTCGATAGATTGTCAATTAGAGGATGTAGTATTTTTCTGTCCCAAGGTGGATTTGTTATGCATATATCGCACCCCACAATCTGATCTGTAAGTGCATCACCGGCACCAATAAAATCAGCATGTGGTTCTATGTCTGTCATCCAGTAACCAGACAGGCCTGTAAATTCTTCAATGTGCCTAATCAATCTACCATCCCCAGCACAAGGTTCTGCAAACAAACCCTTTTCTGGTAAGTGTGGTAAAAGAGGTATAACAGCCTCTTTTGGTGTAGGATAAAAATCTCGTGGATTTCGTTCAAAGTTTGATCGCTTGCCCATTATTCTGCCACATGACTAAAATTTTTCACCTTCTGGAATCTAATTGTACTTCTGAACTTGTCTGCGAGTGCGTCCTGTTTGTGACTGATAACAAACACATTTTCATCTCCTAACGTGTTGAGAATTTTCAGAAATTCATCAGTGCCAGTCGAATCAAGAGAGCTGTCAAATATTTCATCCAGTATCAATAAATTTGTATTTGTGCTATTCTTCATCTTAGCTACTGCTCTCCAAGTAAAGAGTAGAGCCAAATCAATCCTCATCTTTTCGCCTTCGCTGAAGGAAGCATAGGTAAATTCGTCCCTATAACGGGATTTAATTGTTTCATTGAAATTTTCATCTAGGGTAAAATTTACATAGAACTCCATAGAGTTTAGGTATGTGTTTATCAATTTGTTCATTATAGGCAAATATTTCTTGATAACTTTGGTTTTTATACCAGTATCTTGAAGCATGTTTCGGGCTGCTTCTGAATAGGTAATCTCTACACCCAAGTTTGTTTTATCTTTCTCTAAATAAGAAAATTCCTTTTTGAGAGTTTTCAGTTTTTTAATTTCTCCCTTACCCACAGTACTAGATTCAAGAGCCTGAATCTCAGAGAAAAGTGTGTTGTTAAATTTTTCCAGCTCCTTGATAGAGAAATTAATTTTCCCTATCTCAGCGTCATTCTCTCGTATCTGTCGAATATAATCTTGAATTGCTTCATTAATGGTTTCTTGTCTCTCTAATTCTTCTATTAGTTCTTTTATGCCGGTGTCGAACTTTTCATACTCTGTCTTTTTTGAAACAATCATATTATCTTTAAATGTCTCATCAATATGTTGTTCGCACGTTGGGCAGTCATCGTTTTTCTCAAAAAAGTCTATATACTTGTTTGTAGCAGAACGCTTTACTTTCAATCGTTCATGGATACCTTTGAGTTTCTGTATCTTCTCTGTTTGCTCAGTTGCATTTTCTGAATTAAAAGATAAATCCTCATTACTTTTTTTGAGGTTTTCTACATTCTCCTGTCTCTTAGCTATTTCTTCTTCATTAGTTGAAATAAGCGCAGTTTTTTCTTTAACCAACGTAGTCTTATTCTTCTTTACATCCTCTATATACTTGTTCTGTAGTGCAATTTTCTCTTCAGCTAAGGCACACTGATATTCATTTTCTCTCAAATCAGCAACCAATGTTTTGAGTCTTTCTCTCATCACCAAATTCATTATTGAGAAAATTTGAATATCCAATATCTCATTAACAACTTCTCGCCTATGTCTAGCTTTTAGTTGCATAAATGGCACAAATGTAGAACTGCCTAAAATTACAACCTGAGTGAAACTGCGATAGTTCAATTTCAGAATTTGCTGTTCAAGATATTTTTGATAGTCTCTAACATTAGCGTCCTGATTATACATTATACCATTAAGGTAAATCTCAAAAATATTAGGTTTAATTCCCCGTATCACCTTAATTTTCTTTGAGCCTATTTCAAATTCTACCTCCACAACACAACTGTTGTTGTTTACCGAATTTACCAGAAGAGGTTTATTCATATTGCGAAAGGGCTTGCCAAACAGGCCAAAACACAATGCATCAAGGATGGTAGACTTACCAGCCCCATTCTCACCAATAATAAGTGTGGTGTTGTTTCTGTCCAGTTGTATTTCTGTAAATTGATTGCCGGTTGAGAGAAGGTTGCGCCATCTTACATACTTAAAAATTATCAATTATAGCTCCAAGTCCTGTGCCTCAGTGTATAGTGAACGCATAGTGCCTTTTAGGCGTTCTTTATCTAGCGCCACATCTAATTCATCTATATAGCTCTCTAACAAGGTCATCGTATCTTCTGTCTTGTCTATAATTTCATCAGAAACATTTGAGGGATCAAGATCAGAAAAATCCTCTATAATTTTAATCTCATGTGCATCGGCCTTCAGAAGTCGGTCAACAAATAGGTCAAACTGATATAAGTCTTTCTTATTAACAACAATTAACTTAACATATTTTTCTTTATACTTTTCAAA